CTCGAAGCTGAAAACTGGTCTAAATTAAGAGGTATAAAAGGAAGTCACATACATATTGTTTCTGGCGTAACTGGCTATATGGGTGGAGAAACACACGCGGCAATAAACGCTGTGTATAATGTTTCGTCATATGACTCAACAATACCTAGAAATCAACAAATAATACAACCTGCACAACCAATACAACCAGTACAGCCTATTGCTCAACCAGCTGCTCAACCAGTACAAACGCCACAACCTGTACAACAACCAGTACAACAACCAACATATACACCTCCAGCTTCAACACCTTCTAGTGGAGGAGGCGGTGGATATTAAAAATTAAAATATGATAGGAAATTTATTATCAAAAGGAACAGCAGAGCTAGTTAAAAACGTAGGTGGAGTTATAGATAACTTACATACATCTGCAGAAGAAAAACTAGACGCTGAAAGAAAAATTAAAGATATGATTATGGGTTACGAAGCTGAAATGCAAAAGCAAGTAACAGAGAGATGGAAGTTAGACATGAACAGCGATTCATGGTTAAGTAAAAATATAAGACCATTAGTTTTAGTATTTTTAGTTGTAGCAACAGTATTATTAATATTTATCGATGCTGGTGTTATTTCTTTTCAAGTACAAGACAAGTGGACAGACTTATTACAATTAGTATTAATAACTGTGATCGGTGCTTATTTTGGCGGTAGATCACTAGAAAAAGTAAAAAAATAATGGGAATAAATTCAACAGAAGTAAGTTACGGCTTTGGACAAATGGGTTCTATACTTATAACAGGAACATCTAACGCTGTTACAATAATTGGTGGTGATGATACTGACGCTACACCTGCTAGTAACGTAAATAGAACAACAAAAGTTTTTGTAGCTATTACGTTTTTAGAAGACACAGTGTTTGATAATGATGGTTTAACATCAGATGATAACACGATGTTTATAAACGACACAGCTGGTTCAACTGGTATTGATGCTGATGGTGGTGCTGTAACTGATGGTGTTACTTTTCCAAAAGGCCTAACTATATACGGTAGGTGGACAAGCATACTGCTTGATTCTGGTAAGTGCATTGCATACGTTGGTTACTAATGTTAGGTTTAGGTAATAGTATATGTGCTAACCACTACCCAAGTGGGGATAGTTTTATACCTAGTCAATTAGCAGGTTTAGCTCTGTGGTTACCTTATAATACAGGTATAACGGCTGACCAAAACGCTGCCGGAGGCAGTATAGATCACTCTACGGCTGAAGGAAACATGGAAGATGAAGATAAAATTAACGCTTGGAATGATTCTTCTGGTAACGCTGCTCATGCGCAACAATCTACTCAAGCACACAAGCCACTATGGGAAACAGACTCAGCTGATATTGGTGGTTGTAATTTTACTGGTACAAAGTATCTTGATCTTGCTAGAACTATAACTATAAACGCAAATACTGATTTTACAGTAGTAGTAAGATTTAAAGCTACAAATACTGATAAAAACGCGTTTATTGGTTCATCTGATCAAGAGTTTCTTAGAATACAAACAAGCTCTAAAATAAGATTAAAAGTTAATAATTTAACAAACAATAATTTTGATGCTCCATCTGGTACTATAGCTACAGATACTTATTATACGTTAATATTAACAAGGTCTAATGGTAGCACAGGTACTTTAAATCTTTACATTAGAGGTGGTTCTTATACTACAGAAACCGGTGTAGAATGGACTGGTGGTGGTACAAGGCCAGATGGACCTATAACTATAACTAATATAGGCGCTCAAGCAGATAATAATGAAATGTGGAGAGGAGTACTTAAAGATGTTATAATTTATAACTCAAGAGCTGTAACGTCTGATGAAAGAAAACAATTGTTTGACTATGTAGAAGGACAAACAAACCCGTATTAACAAAATAAACAATAATAATTAAATTAAATAAAATGGCAAAAAACACAAGTAAAAAAATTAAAGAATTAAAAGGCGTTAAGCCTGAAAAAATTACTGACGAGCAGTTAAAAAAAGTTCAAGGTTTAATAAGTAGCGTAAACAAGCTTCAAATGGAAGTTGGTATTATGGAATCAAGAAAACATAATGCTCTTCATAACATAGCTGGTATTAACGATCAAATAACTATATTACAAAGTGAGTTTGAAAAAGATTATGGTACATTTGATATTAATATTGAAGACGGAACAATAAACTATCCAGAAAATGGCGAAGCTGATAAGAAAGATTAGTATAGGTAAAGACTATAAAAACGACGCTATGCACTATGCTGTTGGTCAAGAAGTTTACGGTGGTCATACTATTTGTGATATATTAGAAGAAGAAGACAAGTATTCTATTTATATTAGAAAAAATAAAAATGTATTACCTTGGAAAGACTTTAATAAAAACATGGCTGTATCTGTAGAATATAATCTAGAGTACTAATGAGAAGCGTTTACAACTATGTTGTAAAACCAAAAGGTAGTAGATATAATAATAGTAAAAAAGTTGGTGATAAAGATTTAATACTTAATACTGAAATATTTAATCATCAGTACATTAATCGACAAGCAACGATTATATCTACACCTATTATTGGTAGTACAGATATTCAAGTGGGTGATGATGTTATAGTACATCATAATGTTTTTCGTAGATGGCATAATCAACATGGCGAAGAAAAAAATAGTAGAAGTTATTTTAACGAAGATACTTACATAATATCACAAGATCAAATATTTTTATACAAAACATTTTGGCAGTGGAAAACAATACCTGGTTTTTGCTGGGTAAAACCTATAAAAAACTTTAACAAGCTTGATGTTGATCAAGAACAACCGTTAATGGGTATTATAGAATATGCTGATAAAGGTTTTAACAAAGGTGATTTAGTTGGCTTTACACCTAATAGTGAATATGAGTTCGTAATAGACGGACAAAAATTATATAGAGTTTTATCTAAATTTATTACAATTAAATATGAATATCAAGGAAACGAAGAAACTTATAATCCAAGCTGGGCACAAGGCAGTTGAAGAACTTATCAATGTAGCTAGAGAAAAGATTATTACTAATACAGAAGATGATGTTTCTGCTGATAGACTAAAAAATGCTGCAGCTACTAAAAAACTAGCTATATTTGACGCGTTTGAAATACTTAACAGAATACAAGAAGAAGAAAACTTGCTTGAGGGCAAAGCACCTGAAGAGAGAAAGGAAAAAGTCTTTAAAGGATTCGCAGAAGGTAGATCTAAGTAATGTACGAGCAAAGTTTAGTTAAGGTTATAGAACCTGTAAAAAAAACTACAATTAGTAGACTTAATAAATCTAAAAAATGGAAATATGGATATAATAAAGAACATGATATCGTTGTTATCTCAAAAACTGGACAAATTGGTGAAATACTTGAAATACAAAATTTGCGTATCGCGTTGCCAAAAAGACCAGTGCGAGTGCACGTACATGAGTTAAAAAAGTGGGTAAAACAAGAACAACCAAAAGAGTTATCAAGGCTTAAAAATATATTTGACTGGAGAGCATATCCAGAAGATCAAAAAGAAAAGTGGTTTGATTATATTGATCAAGAGTTTAAACGTAGAGACGAAGGCTTTTGGTTTATGAATAAAGACAAACCAACATACATAACAGGTACGCACTACATGTATTTACAGTGGAGTAAAATAGATGTAGGTGCACCAGACTTTAGAGAAGCTAATAGACTATTTTATATATTCTGGGAAGCTTGTAAAGCAGACAAACGATGTTATGGCATGTGTTATTTAAAGAATAGAAGATCAGGCTTTTCTTTTATGTCATCTGCAGAAACAGTTAATTTAGCTACATTAGCGAGTGATAGTAGATATGGTATATTATCTAAAACAGGTGCTGATGCTAAAAAAATGTTTACAGACAAAGTAGTACCAATTAGTATTAACTATCCGTTTTTCTTTAAACCAATACAAGATGGTATGGACAGGCCAAAATCAGAGCTTGCATATAGAGTACCAGCTAGTAAGTTTACAAGAAAAAAAATAACAGCTAACGAGTATGTTGAGCATATAGAAGGTTTAGATACAACTATTGACTGGAAAAATACTGGTGATAATAGTTATGATGGTGAAAAGTTAAACTTGTTAGTACACGATGAAAGCGGTAAGTGGGAAAGACCTGATAATATATTAAATAACTGGCGAGTAACTAAAACATGTTTACGATTAGGTAGTAGAATAGTTGGTAAATGTA